TATGAACTTTTGTTTGACAAGTGTGAACAACTTGAAAAAAGGAGAAGTAAATGAGTACAGTAAATATTAATTTTGACAACAACACAAAATCATACTTAAAAGAAACATTTAGTGATGATGAAGTAACTGTATCGGAAGTAGATATAGATGAACTTAATAAACATATAAGTAGTGGTGATGCTCAATATATATCGGACATTATCCATGATGCACTAACTTCAATGGACATTGAGCATAGTGGATTTCAATGGGATATTAATGTAACTGTAGAACAGGAGAAGTAAATGAGTGAAGATGATATATACAAATGCCCTGTATGTCATGGGGAAAGTCAACTATGTGATGACGAATACCAATCACAAGAGTGTGAACTACTAGAAAAGGAGATGAGTAATGATAATTGAAGCCGTAATGTGTCTTGCACTTAACGTATATCACGAAGCAAAGAACCAAAGTACGATAGGTCAGATTGCCGTAGCACAAGTCACCATGAATAGGGTACATGACGAACGATACCCTGACAATGTGTGTGACGTGGTAAAGCAAGGGCAAACATACAAATGGAAACGTGACTTACCTATAAGACACAAGTGTCAATTTAGTTGGTACTGTGATGGGAAAAGTGACGAACCAAAAGATAAACAAGCATGGCAATATGCTATAATGGTAGCTGATGGAGTGTACTATGGTAAGGTTATCAATCTTATTGATGGTGCAACACACTACCATGCACACTATGTTAATCCAAGTTGGGCAGAAACCAAGACATACATAACACGAATTGGCGACCACATATTTTACAGATGGGATATAAATTATGAATAAATTTTCTGAAAAAAGAACAGGTGATATAACCGAAATAACTGCCTGTAATCTCTTGTTGAAAGAAGGATATGAGGTCTTTAGAAATTTGTGTTGTACAGGTGCAGTTGATATAGTTGCTATAAAAGATAATAAAGTATATCTTATTGATGTAAAAACACCTAATATATATAAGGGAAAGTTTACCCATGAAAAATTTTATTATTCTAAACTTACTCCAATTCAAAAAAAATTGGGAGTTATTTTGTTAGGTGTATATAAAAATAAACTTCATTGGAAGGAAAGTGATGATGAGTAAACAACAATATGACCCTCTAGGGTTACTAAGAGTTCGTCTTTGGGAAGAGTTGAATAGGTATAAACTAAACAAAGATGGTACAGATTATGTCCATGTCTCTGACAATGAACCTGTAAGAGGGTACGATTTAGGCAGAAAAGATTTGGCAAAACAACTTTGGAACTTGATAAAGGAGAAGAGTGAATGAATGTATTAAGTTTATTTGACGGCATGTCCTGTGGACAGATAGCCCTCAACAGAGCAGGTGTAAAGTATGATACCTACTTTGCATCGGAAATAGATAAGTATGCTATCAAAGTTGCACAGGCTAATTACCCTGACACAGTACAGTTAGGAGATGTACAAGATGTTATAACGTCAAGTTCTAAATCTAAGTATTCTCCAACATTTTATGAGAATGAAATAGATTTACTTATGGGTGGTTCGCCTTGTCAGGGATTTAGTGTGGCAGGTAAACAGTTAGACTTTGATGACCCTCGTAGCAAACTATTCTTTGAGTTTGTTAGACTAAAAGATACGTTAAAACCTAAGTACTTTCTCATGGAGAATGTACCTATGAAACAAGATTCGCAGGACATTATCACAAAGTATCTAGGTGTTGAACCTATTACAATAAACAGTAGTTTATTTTCAGCACAGAATAGAAAGAGATTGTATTGGACTAACATACCTTTTGATGTACCGACAGAGGACAAGGGTATAGTGTTGCAGGACATACTAGAAGATGATGGCATAGCGAATGAAGCTATGACTAACAAAGAGGGTAAGTCCCATTGCATTACGGCACGATACAATGGAGCAGTATGGTGGAACAGTATCCAACGTAGACAACGTACTATGGTACAAGTAGGCGAAGCCGATACTATTAATGGACATGATATACTCAAACGTATATACTCACCCAATGGAAAAGCACCCACACTTAACACTATGGGTGGTGGAAACAGAGAACCAAAGGTTGCCATAGGTAGGATTGTTAATCGTAGACTAGACGAGCATGGTACACGCAAAGACAACCAACTAGAACTGCCATTCACTAAACAATTAGAGGTTAGTGATACAGGTAAGTCAAATTGTTTGACTACCTTTACTAAAGACAACGTAGTTGTTGAAGGTATGCAATGGAGAAAGCTAACACCTCTTGAGTGTGAGCGATTGCAAACTGTACCTGACAACTATACAAATCATGTGTCCAATAGCCAACGATATAAAATGTTAGGCAATGGTTGGACAGTTGATGTACTAACACACATAATGAAAGGAATAAAATGACAGAATCATATCCAGATTTCCCCACAGAGGGAAAAATAACATTGTATCCTGCTGAACAAGTGCCTGAGATTTCAGACTCTTATGAGTATGAGGTGTCGGCAAACGTGGACAATGTACACAAAGTAATTGTCAGATTTAGGCGATACATTATAGGAAGTTGCAACCCAATTATGTATGCACTTGACTATATACAGTCTCAACACCCTGACGCAAACATAACATTCAACTACATAAAGGAGTACGATAATGTCAGAGACTATTAAATATTTTAGTGAGAGTGAGGGTAAACTTGTTGACCCTGAAACAATGAATGAGGAACACGTCCGTAATGCCTTTAAGAAATTACTCAAGGAAAAGTATTCCTATAAAGTAAACATATCAAAGGACATTCTTGTAACGGAAGACCAACGTCTCAAGTTTCTTGACTTTCATAACAAATTAAAAGACACAGTAGATTACATATCCGAGTGCTATGACATACAATTATCACAGGTAACTATGCTGAGTGAGTTACTACATCATCTACATAGTTCCTTAAAGTTTGTCCCACAAAAAAATGATGATGCTACAGGGTCTGCCTATTGGAAGGACTTTGTACTGTCCGAAGATGAATTGGCATGGAAATATGACGTGGACTAGGGACGAAGTTGTTGCATTTTTGTCACATGCCTACAGTAAATTTCAATACAGAAATGTGGGTGTGCTAGTACAAGCTGCGTACGTACTTCAATGTCAGTTCAAAGAACTGTTTAAATTAAAGTGGTGTGACGTTGACGACCAATGGGACAGTAACCTATTGTTATTATTACAAAAACAAAAGGCTGACTTTGGTTTTCAAGATTACGTTGCACCACAAATCAAACCACAAAAGGGCAAGTACGTTCCGTATAATAAGTACCGATTCTCAAAAATTGGCAGACGAATTATTACGGAATCAAAAATAAATAATAAATTATTATTGAGGTACTTGCCTTATTCATAAAAGTATGATAATTAATGTGTAACATTTAAGGTGATTAAGTATGACAGATATATATACATATGTATGTAACATAGCAGATGAGATTGGGCATGACCAAACAAAACGCATGGACTGTCCTGAGTGTGGTGGCAAGAATACATTTACTGTTACTAACAGTATGGGTAGACGACTATGGAATTGTTACAAGGCAAGTTGTAATATATCAGGAACGGCAAAGGTAAACATGACTGTTGACCAAATTAAAAAGGCAAAGACAGTAAAGAAACAACTGAATACTTTTGTATTACCTGATTGTATTGTGCCATTAAACAGCACCAATATTATGAACAACATGGACAGTATCTATAAGGAACATTGCATGTATGATGTGCGAGAGAACCGAGCAGTCTTTCTTATTAAAAACGAAGACGGTACTGTGGTTGACGCAGTAGGAAGAAGTCTCACAAAGCGTTTACCAAAATGGAAACGGTACGGAGACAGTAGGTATCCGTATGTCTGTAGAACAAGTCATTGTGATGCAAAGCTGCAGTACACATGTGTTCTTGTAGAGGACTGTATTAGTGCCTGTGCTGTAACGAAGTTAGGTGTGACAGGTGTTGCCTTGTTAGGTACAAGTTTGCTAGAGGAACACAAACAGTTTATGTCCAAGAACTTTACAAGTGTCGTTGTTGCCCTTGACCCTGACGCACTTCCAAAAAACTTACAGATTGCAAAGGAACTACGGAGTTGGGTAGCAGGGGTAAAAGTTTTACGGTTGACAGACGATTTAAAATATAATAATAATGCAGACATTGAAAAGTTAGGAGAGTTAATATGGAATTAGCATTAATAAGAAGTCTTATGCAGAAGTCCTTCTATGAAGACCATAGAGGTGCAAGATGTCCGAACAGATTATTTAGCAAGGACGTACGGAAGATTAAAGAGACATTAGATAGTGCATTAGAAAAGTACGACAGGACAGTAACACCTGACGAAGTGGAAGCTCTGTTTATGTCAGGCAATCCGTCCATGACAACGGCACAGAAGGGTGCGTACAGTTCTCTGTTCACACAGATTAAAAAAGAAAAGCCAATGGGCAACGACATTGCACAGGAAGTTTTGGCAAAGTTATTTCAACAAGTTATTGGTGAGGACATTGCAAACTTAGGGTTCGACTATGTGAACGGTTCAAAGAGTTCGCTTGAACCTTTACGTAATCTATTAGAACAGTACGCAGATGACTTTACACCGAACCTTAATATAGATTGGGACGACATTGACATACAGACATTGTTAGCCAAGAATGATTTGGAAGCACGTTGGACATTTAATATACCGTCACTATGCAGACGGATTGAAGGTATCAATGCAGGACATCTTGTTGAGATAGGTGCGAGACCTAACACAGGTAAGACATCTTTTCATGCGTCATTAATCGCAGGTCCTGGTGGGTTTGCCGAGCAAGGTGCGAAGTGTATTGTGTTATGTAACGAAGAAGGAAGTCATAGGGTCGGTGCAAGATACCTTACATCTGCCACAGGTTTAACATTACCTGAGATAAAGAAAGACCCTAACCAAGCCCATCATCTTTACGACAAAGTAAAGGACAAGATACGGATTAAGGACACAACTATGCGAGACATGAATTGGGTTGAGTCCGTTGTTAAGTCTGTCCGTCCTGACATTGTAGTGTTAGACATGGGTGATAAGTTTGCAACGTATCAAGGATTTGCAAGGACAGACGAAGCACTCAAAGCCTGTGCTGTCCATGCAAGACAGATTGCAAAGCAATATGAATGTGCCGTCCTGTACATGTCGCAACTGTCGGCTGAAGCTGAAGGTAAGATAGTTCTTAACCAAAGCATGATGGAAGGTAGTCGAACAGGAAAGGCTGCCGAAGCAGACCTTATGATTCTTATTGCGAAGAACCCACAAGTGGAAGGACAAGATGAGGAAGACCCACAGAGACATCTTAACATAGTTAAAAACAAATTGTCAGGTTGGCATGGAAGTGTCCATTGTGAACTTGACTATAGATTAGCGAGGTACGAAGCATGAAACTAACTCTTGACGTAGAGAATACTGTTACAAAGAGAGACGATAAGGTACACCTTGACCCTTTTGAATCAGGTAATTCATTAGTTATGGTAGGGTGCTTAACGGACACAGGTAAGCAGTACATATTTGACGATGTACAAAACCAACACAAGGAACTGCAAGAGGTCATTGACCAAGCAACAATTATGATTGGACATAATATTGTGCATGACTTAATGTGGTTGTGGGAATGTGGATTTACATACACAGGTCCTGTGTTTGACACTATGCTGGGTGAGTACATCTTACAACGAGGACAGAAACAACCGTTGTCATTAGAAGCATGTGCTGAACGATATGACTTAGACACGAAGAAGCAGGACACGATGAAGGAATATCTTAAAAAAGGTATTGGTGTTGATGAGATACCAAAAGATGAACTAACAGAGTACCTGATTGCCGACTTACAGGCAACACAACAACTGTCCGATAAAATATATGCACAGTTACAGACAAAGGAATCGGCAAGTCTTGTTGACGTTGTGACACTTACTAATAAAGTTGCACTATGTCTTGCCCATATATATCAACGTGGATTTTCTGTAGACTTAAAGTCTCTTGCGTCTGTTCGTGCTGAGTTTGTAGAGGAAAAGAAACAGATACAAGACTTCCTTGCAAGTGAAGTCAAGTTCTTTATGGGTGACACACCTGTAAACCTTAACAGTCCTGAACAATTGTCATGGTTAATATACAGTAGAAAACCTAAGAACAAAACCGATTGGGTAAATAACATACCTTTAACATGGCAGAGACAGAACTATGTTCTATGGGTACGTTGGAACTCTGACGTTATCTTCAAAACAAAAGCACAACAATGTACAGTATGTTATGGTCATGGCAAGATAAGAAAAACAAAGAAGGACGGTTCACCTTTCTCAAGAGAAACACGTTGCACAAACTGTGACGGACAGGGGTACTTGTTTATACCAACGTCAAAGGTTGCAGGTATGCGTTTTAAAACACCTAATGGAAAGTGGTTGACTGCCAATGGTTGGTCAACAAGCAAAGTCCATCTAAACTATTTGTGTTCTATTGCCAAGAGCAGGGGTTTAACAAGAGAAGCAACCTTCCTTTCAAAGGTCATACGACTATCGGCATTGGACACTTATATATCGTCATTCATAGACGGTATACAGACGAATGTAAAGTCCGACAACAAGTTACATGTCCGACTTTTACAGCACCGAACTGCCACAGGCAGGTTTAGTGGAGCAGACCCTAACATGCAGAACATGCCACGTGGTGGCACGTTTCCTGTAAAGAAAGTATTTGTTTCACGTTGGGAAGGTGGTAAAATCCTTGAAGCTGATTTTGCCCAATTAGAATTTAGAACGGCTGCCTATCTATCACAAGATGAGGTAGCAATGAAGGAGATACAAGATGGTTTCGATGTTCATTCGTATACAGCAAAAGTTATTACGGCTGCTGGTCAACCAACGACTCGTCAAGAAGGGAAGTCTCATACATTTGCTCCTCTCTACGGAGCAACAGGCTATGGAAGAAGCCACGCAGAAGCAGCGTACTACAAACAGTTTACAGAAAAGTACAAAGGAATCGCATTATGGCATTCCAGATTGGCTAAGGAAGCTGTAACTACTCGTAAAATAATTACACCATCAGGTAGGCAGTTTGCTTTTCCGGGAGTAGAGAGAAGAGCTAATGGTTCAGTAACATACTTTACACAGATAAAGAATTTCCCTGTACAATCATTTGCTACGGCAGATATAGTACCAATAACCTTATTACATTTAGATGAAATGTTAAATACATACCAATCGTGCATAGTAAATACAGTTCACGATAGTATAGTGATTGACGTACACCCTGAAGAAGTCAATGACATTGTGTACACAATCAAAAAACTCAACGCAAATCTAGTTAATATTATACAAAAACAGTTCAATGTTGACTTCAATGTTCCTCTTTTATTAGATATAAAAATAGGTAATAATTGGCTTGACACACATGATTTAAACTGATATAACTAGGTACATTTTATGAAAGGAGTGTATATGCAAACGACTATAGACACAAATAACTTCAATGCTATGGCACAAGCTATGGGCATGAATGCAGACATGACAAGCGAGAAGAAGACTTCACAACTTGCTCGTCTCAAAATACAACACTCACCAATTATGGGTGAGATTGAAGTAAAGGGTAAACGTACCCAAGCTGCCGTTATAAACGGTGGGTCATACAAACTTGAGGACTTAGAGAATGACCGTGTTCTTTATGCTGACAAGGTAACTATCCGTCCTTATGTACAGAGATTTATGTACAAGAAGTTTGTTAAGCCTGAAGGTGGAAAAGGTTTCTTTGTTAAGACTGTTCTGTCGGACAATCTTAATATAGATTTAAAGGACACATCAGGTGGCTTTAACTGTGGTAAACCTGCAGGGTACGTCAAAGACTATGCGTCTTTACCTGACAACACAAAAGCTCTACTTAAAAGTATCAAGAGAGTACGAGCAGTTATTGGCACAGTCTCAATGGACAATGCCTATGACCATGAGGGACAAGAGCTTGTAACTGACGGCTTTGAAACGTCCTTTATTTGGGAGATTGATAACAGAGATGCCTTTAAAATTATGGGTGACTCAATCAATAAGATTGCAACCATGAAACACCTACCTATTCAACACATGATTCAGCTAGGTTCAGAAGAAAGAAAGTTACCAAATGGTAATTCCTTTTATCTACCAACAACCTCTGTTCTTCCTGACGTGCATGACGTAACCGATGAAGTCCAAGAAAGATTTGATGGGTTCATGCAATGGATTGAAAACTACAATATCTATGTCTTCAATAAGTGGACAGAGAAATCAGGTGGTGCATCTAAGGCTAACAGTCTTTCCCAAGATGAAACGGAAACAGTCGATGACTTTGTTGACGTTTCTAATGGTCTTGACGATGAGATACCGTTTTAATGGTGTCAAGTTCTCAAGAACTAAAGGTACACCGATACCTTGACAAGGCAACACAGGGTCTTGTTGGCATGAGTGACGACACAATTGAACAGGTTGTGTCGTACATTCGTGACGCATTAAAAAAACAATTCTCTCCAAGAGAAGAAGAGTTTCGGTTACGAATGTCAAATATTGGCAGACCCTATTGCCAACTGTGGTTTATGAAAAATAAACCTGAGACTAGAGTTCACCCACCTGCTAATCGTGTTATGATTATGATGCTAGGTGACATAGTTGAAGCTGTGTTTAAAGGTATACTAAAAGAGTCAGGTGTAAACTTTAAAGATAGTGAGCAAGTCCAACTTAAATTGGGTAAGGACACTATAAAAGGAACGTATGACCTTATCCTTGACGATGCTGTTGACGATATTAAATCAGCTTCAATGTGGTCATACACAAATAAATTTAAATCTTTTGACTATGTTAAAGAGAGTGATGCCTTTGGATACGTAGGGCAACTTGCAGGATATGCCAAAGCGTCTGGAAAAAAAGCAGGTGGTTGGTGGGTTATAAATAAAAATAACTGTGACTACAAGTACGTTCCTGCAACAGGCTTAGACATAGATAAAGAATTAGATAAGATACAAAACATCATTAACAAATTAAAAGTAAATAAATTTGAAAGATGTTTTGAAGCAGAAGACGAAACCTTCAGAGGTAAACGCACAGGAAATAAAATACTGTCAAAGAACTGTAGCTTTTGTGAGTTTCGTTTTGAATGTTGGTCTACCTTAAAAGAAAAACCAGCAGTCATGTCACAGGCAAAGGAAAGAAAACTTGTGCCATATGTTTATTTAGAAAAGGAGTATGCGTAATGACAGAAGTAACATTAAAAGAAATGGAAGAAATGATTAAGGAAAAAGAACAAGAACTTCTTAACCTTAAAAAAGAATATAGAGAACGTAGAACATCAGGGTTACGTCAGGCAATGGAGCAAAGACGTGAAGCTGAAAAGTTAGTACGTGAAGAGATGAAAAATCTTGGTGTAAGTGAAAGATGGAACTACGGAGATGAATCATCGTATCGAATGAGATATTATTTTTAATGTCAGCTTATAGTGCTAGACAAATGGCACGTAAAAATGGGTATAGGAGTGGTCTTGAAGATAAGGTTGCAACCTATTTAAAAGAACTCAACATAAAATTTTCTTATGAGTCTTTAAAGATTGAATGGGAAGACCTTACGTACCGTACCTATACCCCTGATTTCATTTTAAATAATGGAATTATAATTGAAACAAAAGGTAGGTTTCTTATAGCTGACAGAAGAAAACATCTGTGCATAAAAAAACAACATCCTAAACTAGACATACGATTTGTATTTGAGAATAGTAGAAAGAAATTACGTAAGGGTGGCAAGATGACTTATGCTCAATGGTGCATACGAAATAATATACAATTCTATGATAGGATTATACCAGAGGACTGGTTAAAAGAAAAACCAAAACGATTAACAACTAAAAACTTTATTGCATTTAAAGATAAAAAAATAAAAAGGAGTTACATATGACAAGACGAAGAGTTAACCTAAGAAACGAAGACCTTACCATACAACTGCGACCTGTTCTTGACAGAAAAAACAAGTCGTGGACAGGACAGATAGAGATGTTTATATTAGAGTCTCCAAAAAGTTCTTTACCCAAGAGTGACAGAGATGAATTGTATCGTCTATGTACCATGATGTGTAGTGTAATACCTATGATGGAACAAGACCCTGACCTTATGGCAGACATAGATGAGTTTGCAAAAAATTATACTAAACAGCTTTTTCCACAAAAAGAGTTGACCGTTGTGGGAGAAAATGGTAATGTAGTAACACTAGATTTTTCTAAAACAGATACGAAAGGAAATGCATGATGGCAAATATGATTGACAGACCACCACACTATAACGCTTCTAGCCTTGAGTGCATTGAAGCTATACAAGCTGCAACAAGCGAAGGCTTTGAATATTATTTACAGGGAAATATTATTAAGTACATATGGCGATACCGATATAAGAACCAAGTTGAAGATTTAAAGAAAGCTCAATGGTACTTAACAAAACTTATTGAAGTCAAAGACAATGACAATAAGAGTTAAAGTCTATATGACATTAGAGATTGACTCCGATGAATACACCGTTCCTTCAGACGGTTCAGTTAAAGAGGAGTTTGAAGATGCGATGCATGAGTACTTCCATGATATTGCAGGTGCGACAATTAAAAATTTAAGAATAACACAGGAGAATAAAGATGAATGACTACCAAAATTTTATAGCAATATCACGATATGCAAGATGGTTAGATAAAGAAAACAGAAGAGAGACATGGACGGAAACAGTAGATAGATATTGTGACTATATGTACAATAAGTTTCCTAATGTTTTTGTTGACGGCACAGATGGTATTGGACATTACATTAAAGAATTAAAAGTTATGCCAAGTATGAGAGCACTAATGACTTCAGGTAAAGCCTTAGACAAATGTAATGTGGCAGGATACAACTGTTCTTATTTAGCTGTTGATGACTTACGTGCTTTTGACGAAGCTATGTATATTCTTATGTGTGGTACAGGTGTAGGTTTTTCTGTTGAAAGAGATTGTGTTGATAAAATTCCAGTAATTAATGAACACTTTGAAAACAGTAATACTGTTATTAAGGTTGCTGATTCTCGTTCAGGTTGGGCAAGGGCATTACGTGAGTTACTTGCCATGTTATCTGTTGGACAAATACCAACATTAGATGTATCATTGGTAAGACCTGCAGGAGCTAAGTTAAAAACATTTGGTGGTAGGGCATCAGGTCCTGCACCATTGTTAGATTTATATAAGTTTTGTGTTGCGACATTTAAAAATGCAGCAGGTAGAAAACTCTACCCAATTGAATGTCACGACATAATGTGTAAGATTGGTGAGGTAGTAGTCGTTGGTGGGGTAAGACGTTCTGCCCTCATCAGTCTTTCAAATTTAAATGATGACCAAATGCGTCATGCTAAGTCAGGCAATTGGTGGGAGACACATGGACATAGAGCCTTGTCTAATAATAGTGTAGCTTACAGGTTTAAACCTGAGATGGAAACATTTATGCGTGAATGGTTAGCTTTAGTAGAAAGTAAATCAGGAGAACGTGGTATCTTTAATAGATTAGCTGCCGTTAAACAAGCATCTAAAAATGGTAGACGTAAATTGTACGATGAGAAATTTAAAGTAACAGATGATAACAGTCCATATGTAATGTATTCACATAGTGAGCAATCATATTTAGATTTTGGTACGAACCCATGCTCTGAGATTATACTAAGACCTAATCAATTCTGTAATCTTACAGAAGTTGTTATCCGTGAAGAGGACAATATAGATACTTTACAGGACAAAGTAAAAGTTGCAACTATTCTTGGAACATATCAATCAACATTAACAGACTTTAAATATTTGCGTAAGATGTGGAAAGACAATACAATAGAAGAAAGACTATTAGGTGTATCTTTAACAGGCATCATGGACAATCAAATAACAAATGGTTCAGCAGGAGATATACGATTTATTCTTGATACATTAAGGGAGACTGCAATTGAAACAAATAAAGAATGGGCAGATAGGTTTGGAATTAATCAATCAACTGCAATTACATGTGTTAAACCTAGTGGAACAGTTTCGCAGTTGGTGGATAGTGCAAGTGGTATTCATGCTCGACATAGCAAGTATTATATTCGTACTGTACGTGGCGATAACAAAGACCCATTAACACAGCTAATGGTTGATGAAGGAGTGCCAAATGAACCTGATGCAATGAACCCTGATAATGTTACCGTGTTTAGCTTTCCTATAAAAAGTCCAGAGAAAGCTATTACACGAAATGACACAACAGCATTAGACCAATTAGAACTTTGGTTAAAATATCAAAGACATTGGTGTGAACACAAACCGTCTATTACTATCACAGTTCGTGACCATGAATGGATGGAAGTTGGAGCTTGGGTGTATAGTCATTTTGATGAGGTTTCAGGTATAAGTTTCTTACCACATAGCGAACATACATATGTTCAAGCACCTTATCAGGAGATTGAGAAAGAAGATTATGAAAGTATCAAGGACATGCCTAAGATTGTATGGGAAAACCTGTCAAACTATGAAAAAGAAGACCAAACAAAGTCAACAAAGGAACTAGCGTGTTCTGGTGATGCCTGTGAGATAGTAGATATTTCTTAGGTACAATCACACACAGGGGTGTTGTTTCACCCCTCTGACGGTCTTTAAAACAAGAAAAATTTTAATCAAAGGAGAATTTTTATGAGAAAAACACAACCAAGCATAGAAGACAGGAAAAAATTTGACATTGACTTAAAATATGGGCAGATACGAGAAGAATTAATATTAGACATGCTTGAAAATAAAAAGATAGAGGTGAAAAGTGAAAGAGATGTATGGCAAAAGACTGGCAATATTGCAGTTGAGTACGAATCTTATGGAAAACCAAGTGGCATCAATAGCACGGAGTCAGATTACTGGTTTCATAATTTATGTATTGGCAAAGATACGTTTGCAACTATTGTCTTTGAAACAAAAAACTTAAAACGTATTATAGAAAATTTAGATTACAAGAGAAGTGTTTCAGGTGGAGACCACATGGCATCAAAGATGTACCTGTTAAATCTACAGAAACTATTTTCATCGGACGTTATCAAAGCATTTAAGAAAGGAGAAAACAAATGATTAGAGACTTAATGATTAATGCGGCAAGGTCGTACTACACAGGACAAATAAACAAACACATAGCAAATGTAGAGGTGTCCTTGTCAAGACCTGTTGGTATTGGTGAGCCTGAGCACCAAGACATACAAAGTGTTATTGAAGTTGAACTAGGTAAGATAGCTGACTACAATGACAAGTTAGAGATGTTAGAAAAGTTTTTTATTAAGAAAGAGGAGAAGGTTGATAATGAAAAGAAGAAATAATTTAGGAAAGTATGACGCACCTTTAATTATACAATTTAATAGAGGTGTTCAAGCCTTTAGAAGGGGTCATTTAAAAAGTCCGTATAGTCATACGACTATGCAATATAGAGAATGGCAAAGAGGTTTTGACTCTGCTTATTTTGCCCAACTAAAAAAGGTAAAGCAATATGAATCTAGAAGAAGAAGCACAAAAGTTTATGGTTAATTTAAACAAAAGTAATATTACGGCAAGTGTCTATCAGGCACAGGCAAAGACAACAGCTATTTTTCCATCAGACAAAGCATTAGAGTATCTTACTTTAGGATTAGTTGGTGAAGCAGGAGAGATAGGAAATAAAGTAAAGAAGATTATACGAGATGATAAACCTACGGATGGACTAGCAGAGGAGATAGGAGATGTCCTATGGTACTGTGCTATGTTAGCTGACCATTTAGGTTCTGACTTGGGAAAGATTATGGAAGGTAATTTAGAGAAGTTACAGTCACGTAAGAAACGTGGTGTGCTTGGGGGAAGTGGAGACAAGAGGTAACATTAGTCATAGAGTTTACTTAACTCTAATGCTAAAAATTTCCCTTCTCTATATCGTTTAGACTCTTCTATTGTTACACCAAAGTTTTTCATAAAGTATTCATTGGCAAGAGCTTTCTTTTTTCTTGGTAATCTATTAAATTCGGTACGCTCAAAAGGAGTAAACTCTTTTGTTGTGTCAATTTGAGCTTTAAGTTTTGCACGTTTTTTTGCAAAGGCACGTAACAACTTTAATGTACCACCTATCTTAGTTTGTTTTTGTGGTTCTGTTAAATTTTTATATCCTTCAGTTTCTACGTACTGCCCTAGTAGATTTTCAATTAATGGTGCTAGTTCTTTTTTAACTAAGTTATCTGTTTCTCTGTCTCCTGTTGTACGAAAGATTTCAAAATTCTCATAACCCAATCGTGTGAGTTCTGTTTCAACTGGAGTTCTTCTTTCTTTAAACCTTAAACCTAATATCTGCCCTAACAATGGTGACTGAAATCTAATAGGTTCATCTCTTGTAGGAGAAACATATTCAGGTATATCGTCTTCTAACCCAACAATATTTGGTAAGTTTTTATGTAAAGTTGTTTTTAGAAATACGTCAACACCTCTTTCAACTCCACCTTCACCTTCTATTTGTCTAGAGTCACGTAATATTGCTGCGTCCTCGTCAAAGGCTGCATTAATATCTTTTAATACTCTTAATGGAGTAAGTGCTCCACCAACTAACTCTCCTGCATAACGTCCTACAGTCTCACCTATTTGTTCTCCTGTAACGTCACCTTCTTGTCCAAGCAATTCATAGAACCTATCTATTGTATAGGACGCTGCACCTGCTCTAAACTGTGCACCTGTAAATCCTTCAAGAATATCTCGTCCTGATAATTTTTCTGTTTCACCATTGGCAACTTTAACCCATGCATCAGCTACAATTAAATACGGTGCAAGAGGAAAGAATGGTCTAAGGTCAAGTATCTTACCCTCGTTATTTTTTGCTTCGTACCATTTAGTGTCTTGATTACGTGACCTGTATTCTATTGCCACATACAATGCGGCAGTTCCTACTAGTCCTTGAGAAAGTTTTTCTCGGAACATTTGATTGTCAGCAGGTGTCATTGCACCTGTTTTAAATCCTCGTCCTGCAAACTTAATTGCATAGTTTGCAACTGCACCTGCTCCATTTAATGGGCTATATTTAAATTGAAACATCATGGCATTTGCCATAAACCTTGCGAAAGGAAACTCTCCTGTACCAATAACAGGAACACCCGGAAGTCCCTCAATTGCCTTTATAAAGTGATGGGCAGGTCCTTTTTTAGGCATGAATGAAAAAGTATTTTTAAGTGATTCATCTATTGCATCTTTTAAATATTTTGTGTCAATGTTTTTATCAAGGGCATACAGATAATCAAGACCACCAACATAAGAGTCTTTGTCTAGCTGTAACGTAGACAGTCTATCAACATCTATTGAACCGTCTGTCTTTTTATAAATTGACCCTGCCTTTGCACCTACACCTGCTCGTCTTAATTTCTTGTCAATGGAATGGGCAAAAAATGCACGTCTAAAAACTTTATCTTGCATAATGTTTAAGGTGTTCATTGCTCTTGAAAAACTTGAAAGCCCTTCACCTTCACCAACTTCTTGCAATGTTCTATCTAATATTTTTGCAAGTCTAGGATTGTCCTCAAGAAGAAAGTCCGTCATTTCTTTTGCACGTCCCTGTCTTACAAACATTATAGGTAAAGCAAGAGCGTCTTTTCCCACGTCATATAAACCACGGACGCTACCTTCAAGACTAAGCCTACCGTCAATTGCTGCTCTAAATCCTTTTCCTGCATGGTATAAAGCTGATTCAACAAGATTAGAAACGGTGTCTGTTGTAATAACTGCCAAGCCTGTAGCTACGTTTCTTGCCGTTGTTGCAATTTGTGTAACCATCAATGCTCTACGTTCTCGGTCTAGTCTCTTAAACCCCTTATAAAAATACCCAAGTGCACTTGTGGTTTCTTCAGGTTGACCAAAAATTTTATCTATTCTATTTTGTTCGGCAGGTGCTAGTTCAATAATTGCCTTTCGCATTTTACCAAGAGCACTATCTGCCTGTAACTGCCTTGCTGCGTCACGAGTTGTACCTCGTTTCATATTTGCAAACCCATCTGTTACTTCCATAAAATCTAAAAAATCATTCTTGGAAATCTTTTCTTTGGACAGGGCTGTTTCTAATATGTCAACGTCAACGTCTTTAATATTCTCTAATGTATCTTTAACAATGTTTGATATTTTTGTTGTGTTACTATACTTTGTAAGCATCTCAGGGTCTTGTTCAGCAATTCGATAAACCACTCTTGACATTCGCCTTGAAAGGTCAACAAGTATTTGGGGTTCTAAAAAAGGTGTGTCTTTATAAACACCGTCAGGTGTGTACTGTACCCCTTGTTCCTTCTGTGCCTTTGCTTTCTTTTCATTAAACCGTTTAATTGTTTTTGTTGCATCTGATAAAGTAGGACCTTTGATTGCGTCAAAAGAAGATGCTTCAGCTTCCTGTGAAAACATTTCATTTTGCATTGACTCTACATTTTTCTTGTCAGCTTTTCTTGCACCTTCTTGTGCTAACTTTTTAGCTGACTTACCTGCACCAATACTTGCAACTCCACCGATAATACCACCAAAAACACCACCAATACCACCTGCAACAAGTGTTCTAAATAAATCTATTCCGTCTTCAGGAGTTTTGCCACCTATGTAACCCTTACGTTCTACGTCTTGTAATCCAACGTCAAATAGGGCAGTCTCTCCTGCTGTTACTGCACCTGCTGCAGTTGCACCTCTTGCAATTGCACTCTTAGGGATAAATCTTTTTAAACCTTCTTTGACGGCAACTTTACCAACAGTTGACGCTGCAAGTCTACCAACACCTGCACTAAATATATTCATAGGGTCAAAGATTAATTGACCTACGGTATCTCTTACAGCTTTTACAGAGTCTCGCCCACCTTCCTGCCAAAAACTTGGTAGCTTTAAATATTCATCGTACATCTCACCAAATTCAATACGAGAGTTATCATCTGCCTTACGCAGATAATCTATCTGACTCATTAACCCTACACTATTATTTTCAAATCCACTAGCATGAGAAGCAAACCTGTTAATGTACTGCTCATTAGTTTCGTCTTCTTTTTGTTCACCTTCTTCCTGCCCAAATCTTTTTTTCATGTACGTAGAAAGACTTGACATTTTTGACTCGTCTTGTGCCCATGCGTCAATACCTACAGCGTCAGAATTGTACTGCTGTATTTCTTTTTCATCTTCATCGTCTTCAAAAATACCTCCAAAACGTGAAGAAGAAACGGACAACGGTTTTATTTGTACCTGTTCTTTACTGTCTTCAAAAATGTTACCAAATTTACCCATTATTATTTCCTTTACTCAGGAATATTGTAATCTGTTGTAGTCTTAAAAAAATTCCTTATAGGAGACGATAGTCGTGTTGCTCCTTCACCCTTATCATTTAAAATAACAAATTGTTTATTTCCTCTTTCGTCTATAATTTGGTAAATATCTTTTCCTTGTGCAAATAATGGACCTTTATTAGCCGTGCCAACAAATTGTGGTTTTGAAATACCAGAGTCAACAAATGTTCTTACGTCTTCTTTTTTCTTAAGTGGATAATTTTCTTCCATCTGATTAAACATACTAAAAAGGTCTGCACTTTCTAGATTAGGAAAAATATTTACAAGTTGCTCTCCTAACTTTTGTCTGTTTATAGGTTTATTTAAATTTTGAGATTCTTTATATGCTTCTTCTAGGTATTTATTTACCCCCATCTCCTGTATTTCTATGTCAGTTAACGGAGCTTCTTCTTTGGGTTTACTAATTGTTTCGCTTTCACTAACTGTTGTTTCAGCAGTTGAGGTATTAACTTTAGGAGTGCCTACAATTTCTAGTAGTTGATTTATTTGTGCTCTGTTACCACCGTCAAACTTCTTAAATTTTTCTACAGCATTTTGTTTTGCTATGGCTATTATTTCTTTAAATCTTTTTACGTTTCCACCTTCTGCAGTTGTATTGTACACAACTTCATCTGTTTCAGGGTCTGTAATAAAAGCAACGTCTGTTCCTAAAGCAGATGGAAACTTATTAGTTGTTCCAATCTCAAACTCTTTTTGTTCCTCTTCAATTGCGTAGTTAAATAGAGTAATTAAATTAGAACCTGAAAATCCTTGGTTATCTGCCGTTGCATCTTCAAACGCAGCATTTTGTATTTGCGTTGCTAGTAATTCCTCGTCAATTAATTTTGACCTAGCTGTTTTTTCTTCGTCACTTAAAGTTTTGTCCAATCGTAGGTTACTTTTCATAGCTGTTAATGTTGCAAGGTGTTCTTCAAAGTCTTCAACTTTATTTAGGTCTTTACGTTGTTGTTTAATATCTCCTTCTAACTTATCAATCTGCAAGTTTAAAATTGTTTCTTTAGTTTTTGACATTAGTGCTTCATGCTTTGCCGTTTCTTTTTCCCAAAGTGCTGTTTGGTTTGCTATATTTAAACCTTTTACTTCTGCAAAAATTTTTCTTATTCTTATGGGGTTTAGGTCTTGAAGGTACTCAAAGTTTTGTTCAGCTAACTTTGTACTTGTTTCTATAGATGCAATAGTAGCTTTACTCTCTTGCAATTGCGTTGATACAAGTGGGTCAACAGATAATGCAGGTAATCCTGATAAGTTGTAACCTGTTGACGCACCTAATGCCCTATCTGTTTGCACATCAATAGGTGCTGTTCCACCTGCAGCTTGAGCATATGCTTTAAACTGTGACTCACCGTAGCCTTTTCCAAGACTGCCAAATAAAGTTTTTGTTGCATCAGAAACTTGTGCACCAATTGTTTCAGCGTCTGCACCAATAAAGGGTGTTTGTTCTTGGGCATATAATTTTGCCTGTTCAACAATTGTTCGTCCTGAACCCTCTGGCGAAACGTCTAAGTTACGTGCACCAAAAGCGTCCGTTATAAATTGTTTATCGTCAAACTCTATTCCTTTATTCTTTGCTTCAAGGGCAGCAAATCCAATTGCCTTCTCAAACTCATCAGCTTTTCCTAGCCCTGCACTTAGTACGGTTTCAACTTGAGAATTATTTAAACCTAAACTTGCTAGTGACCTTGCTTTTCTTGAGTACTCACGAATAGATTTCATACGTTCTTTACGCACGTCCTTTGCTTCTTCTGCGTAACGAGCCGCAGCAGTTTTAGTTATTTCATCTGCTTTATCTTGTAAACTTTTTAAATTTTCTGATGTTCGTGTTGCAAATCCTGCTACTGCTGACGAAAGTCTAAATCCCATTATTCTGTCTCCTTACGTGCCATAAGACCTGTTGGTTGCTCTGATTGCTCTTCGGTATCTTCCATAGGTTCTTGTGCTATATTTGTCTCTTGTTCTTTTAAATCTTCCATTGCTCTTCGTACAAGTTGTGGGTCAGGCTGTGCTTCTTTATCTTCTGTACCTAAGTTATATTCAATCTCGGCAATTTCTGCCATGCCTTTCATGTACTCAACAAGTATTGGAGCTACTAATATTCCCACGTCAATACTATGCACTCCTTGCATAGCACCACCTGTTACAATAGTTTCAGCTAGGGACGTTAAAGGTATTCCACTTTCAATAACATCTAATAAACGAGGTGCAAGTTCACGTGACGACAAACGTGGAAGATAGTATTCCATCGCATCTTCAACGGTGTCAAGTTGAGGTGGGTTTCTCCACGGTCTATTTTTTGGTTCAGCCGTTAAAGACTGTCCGGGAATAGGTGCGTCAAATGCAGGGTCTTGTCTAAAGGGCATCTTTATATTTATCCATTTCTGTTTTAATGTTGCTCATGTACTCAGCAACTTTTTGTATTTCACTTTTGCCTTTTGTTTTATCATTTTGTTTAGACATAGTGTTTCTTGCTAACAAACCTTTTTGCTTGTCATTATTTGTTGCATTAGTTTTTTCAACTTTATTAATTCTATTTACTTCAGGCATTAAAGCCAGTACTGCAAGTCTTGCAGGTTCATTAAAATAACTCATAGTCCAAATATACCCCCTACTAAACTACCACCAATTGGAGAGAAAAATAAATCAGAAACTAAACCACCTATAGCTTTACTGTCTTCTATCTCGGCTTCAAGATTTTTTAAGTCCGTTCTTACTTTAGCATCTAACTCTGCCATTGCCATTTGTACAACACGTTCAGCATTATTTTCAGAGGAAGTCCATGCCCATTCCATTACGTCTCCATAATGTTGCCACAAGTTATTATAAGAACTATTTGATAACCCTAGTAATGCTGTTGCATTTAATTCATTTGCACGATTTATTGCAACAGTATCTGCCGTTGCTATTTCCCTTCGCCATTGAGCATTGTTTTGGTCAATGACTAATCTGTTTTGTGCATTAAATTGTTCACGTTGATTATTCAGTTCAGCATTAAACCGTTCAATAGTATTAGCCTGTCCTGCATTGTACTGTGCTTGTGCATTAGACTGTGTTGCATTAAACTGTCCTACTTGTGTTTGTAACTGTGAAAAGAATTGGTCAACTTGATTTTGAGAAGTAGCATTAAATTGTCTAGATGCATTGATAGCAGCTTGGTCAGTAAACATTGACTGTTGTCTTGCCTGTGCATTAAACAATTCACTTTGTTGTCTATTAGAAAGATTTGCCATGTCTGTTTGTAGAAACTGTTGGGCATTTGTAATTGCAGCTTGTTGTCTATTATTTAAATTAGACATATCTATATTAGCAAGAGCAGATGCTTCTGCCATTACCATTGCCTGTTGGTTTGATAAGTTATTTAAGTTGACTGATTGAGCTGCTCGTGAATTTTCTAAGGCAACTTGTTGTTCAGCCGTAAAATTCATATTGGCAATGTCCGATAACTTACTAGCATTTTGAACTCTTGTTTGAAACATTTGGTCAAACTCTTGTCCAATAAATTGTGCTCGTTGTTGTGCCGATAACATTGCACGTTGTTGTCTGTTAGATAAATTCTGTGCTTCAAAGTTTGCAATAACCTGTGCGTCAGCCTGTGCTATTGGAAGTGCTGATTCCATTGCTGCCTGTACAAGAGCCTGTCCTGCAATACTTGATGCACCCAAACCACGTTGTGCCATAACTGCTGATACATTTCTCATTGCACCTGCAGCCCAAGCAGGAGTGTTTCCACTTTCAAATTGTTGCATTAAACTTTCTAGCTGTCCTGCAACGGTAGCTTTTTGTGTAGGTGTAGCAGTTGCAGCTTGTATTTGTTCGGTGTATGTTGACGCTGTTTGTGCATTGGCACTTGGAGAAATAAGTTCACCTGTTTGCACTTTTCTTTGTACAGGATTTACCATTTGGGTTGCCGTACCTTGAGCAGCCTTTAACCCTGATACAGACGACTGGTCAATCTGTTGAGCCTGTATTGCTTGAGGTTGTGTTGTTTGTTGTGCAGTCGTTGCGATTTGCCCAACCTGTCCTGCTGTTGTTGCAGGAGTTAATGTTTGTGTTTGTGGAGTTGTAGGAGCAGTTGCAACAGTAGTTGTTGCTTGGCTCGTTGGAACGGCAACTGTACCTGTTAGTTGACCTTGTGCTGTACCAACTGTTTGACTTGGACTTTGTATAATTCCAGTAGGCACAACTGTTGCACCTGTAGGAAGAGACGGAGCTTGTGCCTGTCTTGCCTGTAAGTCTTGTATATTTAAACTAGGGTCGTATTGTGTTTGGGGAATAAACTGTTGTGGCAGAGCAGGATTAATAGGTGCAGTTACAGCACCACCTGTTTGAAATGTTTGCGTTGGTGGGGGTACAAAACTTCCTACTGTTGTAGGTGTTTGCTCTTGTTGTTGCATTGGTCTTTTAACAATACCTTTCTCTGCCATTTGAGAAGCTGAACTTTCAAGTTGTTTCATACGTTCTTGTAACAAAGGATTTTGGTTTATATAACTTCTAAAGCCACTCATATCACCTGAGTAACCCATAGTGTTTGCTATTCGCTGTAACGCTTGTGGTTTAAACTGTCTAAATACTGCCATTATTTACTCATTAATATCTTATCTAATTTATCTTCTAGTCTTTGCATAGCATCCATAATGTTGTGCATATCATCTTTTACATCATCTTTACGTGCGTACTCTTCACGAGTCTTGTTTAATAGTATCTGTATACGCTTTACTTCTTGAAACATTTTATTGAATGCCCAACCAAATGGTACAACAACCATTGTTAAAACAATATTCCAAAATAGCATTGCGTCAACGACCATTTTTAGTCTGCATCCTTTATAGTCAATGTTCCTGCGTTTACTCGTTCTTTAATTTCAACCCAATGTCTATTAGTGTCTATTGGTGCAACAGTAAATACAATATTTCCACACTCTACTTCAATAGTTTTTTTATCATTTTTTTGCCATTGTATTCTTTTTATATTGTTAAAATCTATATCCATTTTATTCCTCTACAATTCGCAGTCTATTGCTAAAAAACAATCAGTGCTTTTTAATCTTAATGCCCATGCAGATTGTTCTGTAACACCAGTCACACTTCCACCCAACCACCAAAGACCATTTTCTCTTTCCATATTATTAGAAGAATTGCCAAGTGTATTACTTGTTTTAGTAGTTGTATAAGTATACATTTCATAACCATTACTTACTGTTGTATTAATTGCAGTTCCACCTGCTACTCTTTTTAATACTCTAAATTGTGGCATGTAATTTATTTGGTCACTTTTACTACCTTGAGCCATCCCTACCCACGGATGATAACTACTAAAATCAGAAGTGCTAAAAGTACCATTAAATATAACTTCATAATACCTTTGACACAAAGTTAGCTCTTCTCCAAACGACCTATGCTCAAATGGCGTGGCTGCAGAACCTACTTCCAGTTGTATACCTGTAATAAAAAATGTTCTATCAGTGCTGTCAAAAAAAGATGTTTGATTATCCCCAACTCTTTGATTAGTTGTAGTATTCCAAGTATTTGATGAAAATGTACCACCAGTTAAATTAGAACCTGCGTGAAGTATAAAAGTTAAATTTAAACTACCCCCATTATCATTATCTAATGCACCACTCGTATCTCCATCATACGTTAATACAACTCTTGTCCAACTTGTTGTTACGGAAAACTCTTGTCCATTGTGTCTAGTGTTATCAGCATCATACAATTCACACGTATAAGTAGCACTAGCATTACCTTTAACATAAAAAGAAACTGTTAGTTTCTCGGCATCAGAAGTTCCTTTTTTTAACTGTTGTAAATCTTGACCTTCAAACGTAGTTCTTAGCTGTAATTGTTCTCCTGCTGCAATAGAAGTATCGGCTGTAGTGCAAGTTAATTTTACACTATTGGCAAACCCACTTGGAGTATCTGTTGACTGTGCCATTGTTAATCTACCTGCTGTCGTACCTGCTGTATGTATTTTCCATCTATCACAAGTAAAATATCCTGCTGCAGAACCTATGCCTGTAGAACTTGTTGCTCTTTGTGCAATTTGCATAGCACCATTAATAACAATATTTCTTCGCCCACCAATTTGATTATTGGTTAGGACTTCACCCATCTTTGCTAATTCTGCTGCTTTACTCATGCTAAGTCTCCGTGTAACGTAACAAAATTCCTTTGGTCAGCAGCAGTAAAGCTATCTGCCCTACTAAAAACTAAAACAGATATTGCTGAAGTTAGCAATGTTGCGTCTTTAACTTGTGCTATTTCAGCAGATATAGCATTACAAGTTTGTGACCATTGATTATTTCCCATATTATTGCTAAGAGCATAAGTGTAATCACCTG